TAAGAATGATTCTCGATACCTACAAGCGACCGCAGCGGCTAACCGGATATAATGTATCACGCGTATGAGGTTGCCTTACACTAATGCCGTTGTTTCTTTGAAACGTCGCGCGGCCACCAGCGGGAACAAGAAAGCGAACGAGGAAATACAGACCGGAATTCCTGTGCTGTTGTCAGATACAGGAACAACCGCAGACCACGAACAGACATACGTCATTATGATCAGCACCGATGATCTGGCATTCCAAATCAATCCCGATACTGACTCTATTTCAGACGGTACGAGCGATTACAAGATTGAGAATGTTGCACGAAAGAGCTACCACGTATCTATCCGCGCTATCAAAGCACTATGACCACTATCAGAATACAATCGAAAGGATTGGATGAAGTTATCCGCAACCTGGGGAGCCTGAACGCTAAGAAGATTTTCAAAGATGCGGCAAACCGCTCGATCGCAGAAGTCCAAAAATTCGCCATGGCAGAAGTGCCAAAACGCACCCACCAGCTCGCTCAATCGCATACGCTTTCCCCAGCTACGACTACCAGTCTATCCGCAGAAGTTTACACGCAGAAAGAATACGCCGTTCCGGTCCATGATGGGCATGAAATTGTCGCATGGGGACACAAGACAGGACGAAATCAACCAGCAAACCCATGGATGCAGCGCGCGGTCGATAGGGCACAGCCGACAATCGATAAGATATTTGACCAAGCTGCCGACCACATAGCAAGAGAGATAACAAAATAAGCACTTCCCCACTTCCCCACCGCGCAAATAAGCTCAAAAACGACAGACACACGGTAGGGCAGGGGACACCCTAAATGGGAAAAATAGATACAATTCACAGCGCGATCGTCTCCCTTGTATCGCAGGATGTAACCGCCTTTAATCAGGCATTCTACGAACAACCGAAAGAAATAACCGACGAAAAGCTCCCCGCATTTGCTGTATACTTCGAGGGACATGAAAACGAGTTTCTCACCAACCGATCGAACAAGCGCACCTACAATTTCGCCATCGATGTGATCTACGACAAGGAAACAATTGACACCACCCAAACCGTGACATCCGACCTTGTTTCCCAGGTCATCGGAGTACTAGAAGCGCAATCGAATTACAGCCTGTCAGGAAGCGCGGCATATACCCTGCCAACCAAGTGCGCGCGCATCGAAGATTACCAGATCGCCGGAAAACACTACCTCGCCTACAAGATAATCCTCCCCGTAATTTGTAACGAATCCATATGAAATTGATTAGTGATCGGGAACTCGATTTCCCGTCCCTAGGCCGCGTGGTCAACGGAGAATTCGAGGCCACCGAGGAAGAGGCACAAATATTCCTCATGTCACCATATGTAACCATTAAAGAAAAAGAAAATGTCTCACACGCAAAGACTGGGAGCAGTCGGAATCGGGGTTGAAGCAACGCCCGGAACCGCAGTCACTCCAACGCATTGGATTCAGTTCGAAGGAAGTCCAAGCATCAATGATAAGTACGAATACCAGAACGTCGAATCAGGACGCGGACGGGTCGAGAAATCATCCAACCAAAAACTGATGAAGACCTATGGAGAAGGTTCGGTTGAGATGATTCTTGATGAAACAGTTTCGGTCATCCCGTTCGGTCTCATTCTCGGATCGGTAGCAAGCGCAAGCGCAGGAGGAGGAAAGTACGACCACACGATTACCATCAACAACACGAACACTGCGAAATCGGCGACGGTCGTCATTGACCGCGTGCAGGACATTCGCACGTTCCCTTACGGAGTAATCAAGCAGGTTGATTTGAAGGTATCGGATGGGTTCGCTACGCTTAAAATGGATCTTGAATCGAAAGAAAGCGCGACCGGAGCAGCATCAGAAAGTTATTCCACCGTGACCAACTTTTCCTTTAAGGAATTGGCGGCGCAATTCGGGTCAGACGTTACCGCAGCAAACTCAGCAAGCGCGACGCCTCTTTCGGGAGTTGACCTCACCATCAAGCGTGACGTAGAACGCATCTATCAGTCAGGGTCAACTTCACCGCAAAAGCTCGCCTACAAATCGATGGAGACGAGCGGAAATTATTCCCTTCTGTTCGAAGGTGCTACCGATCGCGACAAATACCTGGCGAACACCGCAAATGCCCTCATCCTGACGTTCACCGACGCATCAAGCAATTACATTAAGATTACCCTGCCGAAAATCATGATTTCCAACTGGGAACCGAGCAACGCCCTGGACGACATCGTGACCCAGAGCGCAGACTTCACCGCGCACTATGATAGCGGACAGACCGAATCGATCCGCGCAGTTGTCAGGAACACGACCGAGACGTATACAAATCTCTCCGCATAAGAAAAAAGGGGAGGGGTGACCCTCCCTACTTACGGATTACATAGTCGTAACGGCACTGCGGGCAAACGTCTTTCTTGCTCGACAACCTCCACAGCGAATAGATGATACCAACCGGGAAGAAGATAACCCACAGAAACAGCTCTGCTAAGAAACTGCCTCTCGTAAATCGTTTGCTTTCACCTGTGAAGTGACAGTTCGGACATTCGATTTTCATACAATTAAATTATACTAATTACATTTTGAATATAGCATACATTCAAAATCCGTCAACACTATGCCAAAGATATCCCAAGGATTCTCAACAATTATAGTCACGTTACCATCATACAAGGACAGTGAACTTATGCTTAAAACAAACATTTCTGTGGGAGACTTGGCAGAAACAGAAAAGCATGAGGGGTTTGACCATTCAACGTCGATTATTGAAAAGCTTCTTGTCAAATGGAATTTTGAAGATGAGGAAGGGAAAGAACTTCCTATCACAATTGAAAATATAAAGCAGCTTCCTATTAAAGATCTGACTCATCTGTTTGAGAAAATCAACCCATACCTGCAAAAAAAAGCTCCTACCGCGAAGACGAACTAGTCAACTTTCTCAAGGGACGGGCGCGGCCGCCTCTAACAATCCTCATCTACCTCCTCGCAAAGAACTTCAATTGCTCTCCGGTAGAAATTCAAAAGCTCCCTATTGAGGATTTCTACGACTACCTAGCAATAATGAAAACCGAAAATGTCATCAAACAAACGAGTAACATTTCAAATTGATGCACAGGACAACGCTTCTGCCAAACTTAAGGCGCTTGAAAGTCAAACATCAAAATTGAAATCAACAACTGATAGTCATACAAGCACGCTGAAAAAAAACTCAGCGGCTTCATTGTCGTTAGGTTCTATATATAATGCTCTTGCTGTTGGAGCAGTAGCATCCTTTACGAAAACAATAATCGCCAACGCTTCATCAATGGAGCAAAACCGAATCGCTTTCGAGACCATGCTTGGAAGCGCGGAACAGGCATCACTTTTGTTGAGCAAGCTTTCTGAATTTGCCAGAAAAACACCTTTTGACCTCCCGCAATTGGTTGAAGGAACAAAAAAGCTTCTAGCCTATGGTACTGCCGCTGGTGAAATAATTCCCACAATGAATGCGCTGGGTAATATCGCCGCTGGCGTAGGTGCCGACAAAATGCCGCAACTTATTCTTGCCTTTGGACAGGTGAGAACGGCGACGAAACTTACCGGGATGGAATTACGTCAATTCACCGAAGCTGGTGTGCCTCTTCTTGATATGCTTGCGAAACAAAGTGGGAAGTCGGCAGCGCAAATCAAGAAAGATATGGAGGGCGGAGCAGCTCCTTCTTTCGCTGAAGTGAAAAAGGCAATCTTCGCCATGTCAGAAGACGGAGGAAAATTCTTCAACCTGATGGAAAAACAGAGTCAAACTCTTGGGGGACAATTGTCGAACCTTAAGGATAATTTCTTCCGTCTTGGAAACGCGGTTGTCGGTGTTTCAGACACCGGTGATGTTATAGAGGGAAGTTTTTTCGACACTGTCAGGAAAGGAGTTTTTGGTCTCAATGATTCATTAGATGGGAATTACCGAACCATCGTGACTTGGGGGTCTGCGATTATTAACTCGTTCTCTGCTTTAGGGAGAACTTTGTATAATGCGGTTTCTATCATTGCAAGAATACTTACCGCTCCTATAGTGATGGCAGTAAGCGGGGTACGGGATGCAATAGAAACTATAAAATCCTGGCTTCAAGGCGATTTTTCGGTGTCTGTGGAAAACATAAAGGCGGGCATTGAGGTCCTGGGAGAAGGAATATCGGGAGATTTAAACGACATAGGAAGCGCGTGGACTTCTGCCAGCAAATCGGTAGACATTGCCTCTTCCAGCAGCTCAGAAAGCATGGGAGAGCTAAGTAACGCGAGCAACGATCTTGCGAACGATATTTCAGAAGACAGCAAAAAAATATCTGACAAGATGGATTCTTTTGCCAAAAAAATAAAAGACGTGAAAGACAAGCTGAAGGATTTAAAGAATGAATACAAAGACAGCCAAAAAGAATTAAAAGAAGATTACAAGGAATCCTTGAAACAACAGAAAACAGTGCTCGGTGAAAATATAGCGGGTGTTTTATATAGCAAAGAAGAGGAACTTGCTAAACTCAAGCAAGATTTGATGGCCGAGGAGAGCGGCGAGAGAAAAACAGAACTTGGTACACAAATCAAAACCATCGAAGATTTTCTTGCTAATCATAAGGAAGATTATCAGGCGTATGCGAAAGATTTAAAGGCGTTGAGAAAATACAACGCCATGGATGAGATAGAGCAACTCAAGTTTGACTATAATGAAAAAAAGAAAGAGCTTGCGAAACAATATGAAGAAGACCTCGAAGACCTCAAGAAGCAATATAAGAAAAGAAAAAAAGAACTCGAAAAGCATCTTGATGAAATTAAGGACGAATTGAAAAAGTTCTTAAAATCTACAGTAGTTAAAGATGCGAGTAAGTTGATGGGGATAGACATCAATATTCCGGGAAGAGCAACCGGCGGTCCCGTTTCTTCCGGTAGCCCCTATGTCGTCGGTGAGCGCGGACCTGAACTCTTCGTACCAAACGGATCAGGAACAATCATCCCGAATAGCGCAATGGGAGGAACCACTTTCAACTTTACCTTCAACGGAGACATATCGGACAAAGACCAACTAATCAGCACGATAAAGCAAGCGATCGGAAGAGAGCTTGAGCTGTCGCGCTATGGAATCGGATGATCACATTCAACTCTTACTCGCTAGAAAACTCCTACCTACTCATTAACCAAATCAACAAATCTGATGCGCCTGCGCGGGAAATAAATTACGAGTCGCTTTCTTTTCAGGACGGTTTTACTGTAGTTTCCGGATATTGGAGAAGCCGAACTATTGTAATAAGAGGGACACTGGACGCCATTAGCACAAACCACATGGGTGCATTGCTAGATGAATTGAAAAAGAATCTTTCGGGGATAAATAAGAATCTTGATGTTGACAATGGTGCAGTTGCCCGTAGATATAAGGCGACACTCACAAGGTTTGAAGCGCCGGAAGATCACTACAATATTACTCATCTCCCCTACACCGCTGAGTTTATTTGCCAACCTTTCGGTTATGGGACAGTTGTTGATGAAATCACGTCGGAAGACAACTTTGAACTAAGCTATACTGATCTGTATCCTTTTTCTGGTAGCTATAAGCCACAGCCGCATATAACACTGTCTTTTGATTCAGCCACTGACGCAACTGGGGTCACTATTACCAACCACACCACAGGCGATACCATTGAGATAGAAACTGATATTTCAAGCGATGACGTTATAGTAATCAACACAGAGGCATGCAAAGTTACCAAAAATGGTCAGCAAATAGACTTCTATGGGCCTATCCCGTCTTTCATTCCAGGAGATAACTCTGTCACTTTTGATATTGCTGCTACAGCCGCACAATATGACTTATCGATCACTTATACGCCACGATACCTATGAAAAGATATCTATTCAAAGCATACGATTCTGGTGGAGTATTTCTGTCGATAATTGCAGATGTTTCGGATATTCCACGATTCACTTCATATATCAACTCTGGGCTTGGCGATCTTACGTTCAAGCTTCCAAGGTCTATTTTCCAGTATGAAGAAGGAACCATCATAAAATTAAACAACCGGATCAAAGTTATCTGTTTTGATGATGATTCTCCACAAGGAACAACCATCTATTCCGGGTATATATCGAAATATGCGCCGACGCTTGACAAAGGGAAAGAATACATAACCGTTACTTGTCTAGGGTTCGTATCGGAACTTGAGCGATTCATGCTTGAAGACGGGTCGGGAAATACGACGCTCACCTACAATTCATACGATCCTGCCGACATTCTGAAAGACATTCTTGACAAACATACCGCGTCAGGAGGATCAGTCGATTATTCCGGATCGAGCGTCCAAGATACGGGAACGGTCGTCAGCTACGAAATGAATACTTACACTGTCAAGGAGGCTCTCGATAAGGTCATAGAGCTTGCACCGAACGGATGGTACTACTTCTTAGACTCGGACAATATCGTCAATTTCAAAGGTAAGGACGCAACCGCGCAACATACTTTCACTCTGGGGAAAGACGTTATCTCCATCGTCGCTGAAAAATCAGTCGAGAATATGTCCAATAGGATATATTTTACCGGAGGAGACGTGTCTGGGACAGTATTATACAAGAAGTATGAACGTGCGAGTTCTATCTCAGAAAACGGCTTGTTTGTTCAAAAATATACGGATTCCCGTGTGACTGATGAATCCACGGCTGACATTATCGCCGGTGCGATCCTTGACAGGGGAGATGCCCCTGAAACTAGGACGACGCTTGTGATACGAGACAATGGAGGAGGCGATGACAAGGGGTATGACATTGAATCGATCAAACCGGGAGATACATGCAAGATTATTGGTTATGACAACAAGATTGTAAACCTCTGGGATGTTGCTATGTGGGGAGTTGACAAGTGGGATTATGATATCACCCAGGTGTCTTCTACCGTGCAGCAAATCATGAAGGTTTCATACGAGCCTAATAAAGTAACCCTCGAAATATCGTCTAAGTTGCCGAACATTTCCCACCGCGTGGAAGACATCAAGCGCAACCTGGATCGATTACAAACGAATGCGAACCCAGCAGCCCCGACTACCTAAAATCGAACTCGGCAAATGTCCATTTTGTGAAAAGGAAATCATCACACTGGAACAGATCGGAAACCGTCAGGAGCCTAAGTTTCTCAATGGGTATGCCACCTTCTGGGTCCGTCTTTCTGATGGAACAAAAATGAAGGTCGCAATTTGCGATGAATGCAAAAAGGATCTCACCGAAGACAAGGCATCCCAAGTCGTAGAAGCTCACCGCGAATTCTGGAAGAAAGGAATCGATGAGGCGTTCGCGCGCAAAGTCAAAGAGCTGGAAGAACAAAAAAAGCAGCAAGTTAATTATTATGCAAATATCTCTCTCGTGAAATTAGGTTTGCGGGAACGGGATATTGAAGAATAGATGTCACTCTCAATCGCATATTCATTCTCACCGACAACAATTATAGAATCAGGACAGGTGAATCAAAATTTCTCCGACATCGTTTCGTACATCAACGAGACGGTTTGCGTTGCAAATGGGGACGGGGCTATGTTCCTCGGATGGAAGGGGTCAGTTGCGTCTATCCCCCCGGGGTGGGTGCTCGATGCTGATTTTAAAGACAAATTCATCCTTGGAGCTGGTAATCTGTACGCAGTCGGAGCGACAGGAGGAGAAATAAATCATATACTCACCATTGCGGAGATTCCATCGCATGATCATCCTTATTTGACAGCTAGTAATGTGAACGGTTCGAGTAATTATGGAGAAAATGGGGAGGGGACAGCTACGACGGGTCACACAACGAGTAAAACAGGAGGAGGAGCTTCACACAACAACATGCCTCCATATTATGCCGCTTGCTGGATTCGCAAAACGTAAATATTAAAACAAACCACCACGATGTCCAGGAAAACACTTATTGAACTTCACGAATGCAACGATTTCGCTCAACATGAGGAAATCAGACGGCTCAATGTCCAACAAGGGAAAAATCTAGCTACCCAAGGCGAAAGCCTTAATCGCCTAACTTTGGCGATGTTCGGGAATCCAGATGACGCAAAAGATAAGGGAACAAAGGAAAAAGTTGATGAAATGTATGACATCTTAGTAGCTGGGGGCGTTATCAGAAAAACCCTTGCGTACACTTTCGGATTGATAGTTGCAGTGGTTTCAGCGGGATATATGATGTATAAATTTTACACTGATGTAAACAAAAAATAGCCGGGAAAGCGGTCGCCACCACGACAACCGCACCCCGACAAGCCAGTCAACCATGCCTACTGTTTTTGGTCAATATTGACAGTAATTATGAATGTTGTATAATTAAAACACCACCACGAAACAAATGAAACACCGAACATACAAATTTTGCAGACGTTCCGGAAGTCGCTTTTGCTAGTGGCTTTTTTTAATGGAAAAAGCAATTGTTATCTCTGATCTGCACGTCCCCTACCACGACAAAAGAGTTTTCCGCCTCGTTATAAAGTTCATTCAACAATATAAACCCCACATCATATTCATCAATGGCGATCTGATCGATTGCATGGATATATCGAAATTCGAGAAACCCCTGGAACGACACGCCACCCTCGCTGAAGAAATTGAAGAGGCGCGGTATGTCCTGCTGACACTACGCAGCGCAGCCTTGCAGTCAAGGATTATCTACATATTCGGGAATCACGATTATCGACTGAAAGCCTACATCGCACGAAACGCACGGGAATTGAATGGACTGAGAGGACTTTCACTCGAAGAGCAGCTTGACTGCAAAGAATTAGATATAGATGTGGTCAATAACAATACAAAAGAGAATTTTTACAAATACGGAAATATACTCATAGGACATTTTAACAAATCATCCAAGCATTCCGGATACACTGCAAAGGCATTGCTGGAAGACAAAGGATTGTCAGTCATCCAAGGTCACACCCACCGACTCGCCGCAATATACAAAAGGGATTATGACTCGATGAAAGGAGGCTGGGAGTGCGGATGCTTATGTGAACTTGATCCTGCATACTGCAATATCCCCAATTGGTGTCAAGGTTTCTGCGTCATCCATACCGACAAGAAAACAGGATACTATCATGTGGAAGAAGTGCCAATAATCAACGAGAAAATCATATATGGAGGAAAAATCATCAGATAGCGCATTCTCCATTCAGCCAGGTGGAGAACATTACAAAAAATATGCTATCCAACCCACCGAATTTATCCACCGTAACAATATTCCTTTCATAGAAGGCTCCTGCATCCAGTATCTCATCCGATGGAAAGACAAAAACGGCATCGAAGATCTGAAAAAAGTGAAGCATTACATAGACATGTTGATCGAAATGGAATCGTAGTTCCTTACAACTGATGATCCGCGTCCGCCTTGTGCGGTGTTCTTTCCTAGTGCAGCCCGACCTTGTAGAAGGTGGGCATGGGTCATCAACAAAAGGGGGACAATATGGCAAAGGCAAAGTTTGTGGCTATGTCAATCGTGGCAGCAGGGAACACGGCGAAAAATCGCTGGGCGTGCGGACAGTGCGGTGAGCATTGCACCATTCTGCTTGCCTTAAGCGAAGAACCGAAAAATATCTGTCCGGAGGTGAAGCGTGAAACCACAAGTCGCTCTCATCAAAATCTGCGATAAATGCGGACGGATAAAACATTTCTCCGAGTGGCGCTATCTCACGCTTGAAGAAGCAAGAAAGCTCCAACTCAAACACTTCCGATTCATCCACACCATCTGCGACATCTGTTGAACCCTCCATCGGGAAACCATCGCGTTTCCCCTTTTTCCAGGAACACGCCCGAGCGCGTCCCTAGAGAAAGGTAAAATTCTAACTTAGAGCTTATACGCACTATCACGAAATGCGCGATTCAGACTTTTGCAGCAGCACTCTGTGTCTTACTCGCGCTTATCCTCATTGTATGGCTGACAGCAAACTCAGCGGCAAAAATACATCGGAGAGAATGGACGACCACAAATATCGCATTGAGTCCTACCTTATCAGCGAACGCAAAATATCAAAAGCACGATTCAAAGTGATGAACGGAGTGAATGAATTGACCGGATTTAAGTCCCGCATGCAAGCGGTCGAGTTTGTAAAAAACTATTTATCATAAAAGTATGTATTTTTCTCAAAAAGACCCGCGCTGGGCAAGTAATAAAGTAGGCTATGGGAAGATGACCTTTTCCCAGGTCGGATGTCTTTTGACCAGCGTAGCGAACAAGCTCAAGTTCGACGGAATCGAGATGACGCCGTTGGAAGTGAATGAACTTGCCAAAAAGTGCGGTGCTTTCAACGTGGATATGCTCAATATGCCCGTTCTCGCAACGGCGCTGGGGTATAGCTACGTGAGACAGATAGTGAAACCAGCAGGAAGGCACATTTTTGAGACTAATTATTATAAGAAAGTCAATACGCCGCAGCATTTCTGCTTGATGAGCGAATCAGGGAAACGCATTGATCCGCTCGATTTGCAGCCCTCATGGGAGGACAACAATTACCCCGTGGTTTCGTACAGAGTTATGACTAAAATCGAGCTTCCAAAATCGCCTGAGACGAAAAAAGAAACCGCACCCGTTCCAACACCCACCGTCGAAGTGAAAACGCCACCAGCGTCAACCAGTGAAGCCACCGTATCGACCACCGCGCCCGCACCGGTTGAACTTATCAGCGTACCCGTAAAAACCTACGAACAAATAGCGTCCGAGTACGTCCCACCTACCCAGCCAATCATTAAAACAACAAATATATGGCAAAAACTAGTAAACGCCCTGCTCGCGTGGCTAAACCAAAAGCTCAAATAGAGTGCGCGGATTGCGCCCGGTACAGGATGGCAATCGTAGCATTCACCGCGCAGCAGTCGGATATGCTTCTGGAAACCATGTATGCGGAGGATACAGGACGGAAAAAGGGTATTGTTAAGGGAATCTTTCTCGCGTCAATATTTTGGATAGGATTCGAAGTCGTTCGTTTATTCGTTTAATTTAAAAAACATGAGCAAAAAGTTTTGGCAAAGTAGAACCTTGTGGATAGCCGTCCTGCAAGGCGCAATCGGAATTTACGCGGCAGTCGTCGCAACCAGTCCCGAAATTCAGGCAATCGGAGTCGTCGCCATCTTAAAAGGCGCAGCCGACGCGGCGTTGAGAATAATTACCGTAGCACCGATCGAATAGAGCCTCATTATTTTTAATAGGCAGCGAATTTCGGCATCAAACAAAAGACAATGTCGGCTCGCACCCAATAACTGCCTTGCTGCTTACCGCGCAAGGCGGTTTTCGGTATTGACGAATTTCCCCTATGTGCTATGATGCAAATATCAGTAATCATTGACGTATTCACCATGCTACCACGCGAAAACACCCCGCAAGAAAAAGAACTCTTAGACGTTATCAAGAAATTCCAAAAGAAGACCGGCACAAATCCTACCGTTTATCAGATTCGGGAAATCACCGGGCGCACCCGCCAGCGACTTCACACGATGCTGCAAAGCCTCTACCGAAGGGGTTTCATTTCCATGCAGAATGGGCAAAATTCGTCGGTGGTTGAGATCAAGGAAAAATAGTATGATAACTCAGGAACAATTAGGGCAGAGGCTTAAAAACTTGCGCTTTAAATCAGGGTTTACCCAAAAGTTCGTAGCGGATAATCTTTCTGTCACACGGCAAGCATTGATCAATATCGAACAAGGGAAAAGAAAAGTGGATAGCTTTGAGCTGTTTAAGTTGGCGAAGATGTATGGCGTAAATGTGTTGGATATATTTTATGATAAGAACGCAGGTTGGTTGAATGGATCTACCAATGAAGACAAGGTGGCTCTAGCGAAGTTCAAGCGTATTTGCGCCGATTATGAAAAACTACAAAAGTTACGCTGATCGTGTTCTCTCTCCTGCATTCTTGCTAGTCCGAACGGAAAGAACCCGGACCTACTCTGGAGGAATCCCAAGGGAAGCGCGCGAAGGGTGCAGGCGTGAAAACACGAGTTGTTTAGATTAAAGAAAAATAGTCACGGCAATTCATCAAACGCGCAATTCGGACACCGATATTGATTATGACACAGCGTCATTTCAGTTCCGCAGTATGGACAAATTCTGATTTCTGTTTTTTCCATATTTCCTCCATTGATTGAATTGGAATATACCATATCGTCGGCAACAATGAAATGGTCGTGGATAATTGGGATTGGACCGTCCGTGGGGTAAGCGGCCTAACCCCAATTATTTGACAACTCTAATAAAAGTGTGCTATGCTGTAAATACCTTGAAAACCTAAGAAATACCGCCAAAAATAAAAAGAGCTGTTACTCAGCTTTCCGAAAATGTTGCCTGATCTATCTATTCAGACAGCATAGCCCTTGGCGGGGCTAGGAATGTTGAGTAGTGGCTCTTTTTATTTTTAAAACATAAACAAATGGCACAAAGGAGGATGTTTTCTCTGCAAATTGTAGATACAGATGCATTCCTTGATATGTCTCAAAGCGCGCAACTACTGTATTTCCACCTCTCCATGAGGGCAGACGATGACGGGTTTGTCGCAAACCCAAAAAAGGTAATGCGGATGATAGGAATACAGGATGATGATTTCAAAGTTCTTGTGGCAAAGCGGTTCCTGATAGTGTTCAAGAACGGTGTGTGCGTCATAAAGCATTGGAGGATTCATAATTACATTCAAAAAGATAGGTATACGGAAACCAAATATCTTGAAGAAAAAAAAGGCTTAGTTATCAAGGAAAATGGCGCGTATACAGAATGTATACATGATGTGTCCAGAATGGATACACAGGTAAGGTTAGGTAAGGATAGGTTAGGTAAGGTTAGTAAAGATTCTAATACTAGCGAGCACAGCTCGCAAATTCAGAAAGTCATGGAAGTTTTTGCGAGAATTAACCCGACTATCAACTGGGGGAATAAGACGAGTAGAAAGGCATCCTTAGAGTTGGTAGAAAGATTCGGGTTGGAGGGAACGCTCAAAATGGCTGAGCAAATAATCGCGGTACACGGACAACCCTTCGCGCCGATCGCCGTAACGCCTTATCAAATGAAAGAGAAACTTGCACAATTCAAGGCGTATTTCGATCGAGAAAAAGGGAGGTCAGAATTAAAAAAACCAAAAGTAGCGATAATTCCTAACGAATAAACCAATGAACTACACGCACGCGCTCAATCTTATGAGCGGAGAATCCATCACAATAACCGAGAAGCAAGCTGTTGCTATTCGGGAAGCTT